AGAAATCCCGCCGCCAATGAAACTGTAGGAACAACTGTCTCCCGACATCGAGTTGCCATTCCCCCCGACAATCACAGAGGAGACGCCTGTACTTCCGATGGTGTTTGAGGCACCTCCTACAACCACGCCGGAGACTCCGTTAGCGGTATTTTGCCGACCGCCTCCAATAACGGAGTAATCACCTGCGGCCACCTGTGTTGCCGCATTTCTTTCTTGCTGCCAATCTACTGCACGTGTACCACGCTTATTGCCTCCAACGATTGTGCTGTCAGGGAGGGCAGCAAGTACAGCCCCTACCCCTTTTGGCACCAGTGCAACATCTATATCGGTTTCCGTGCCAACAGCGGTCAGCACGTGAACCGGTACTGTCGCATTCGGCGCGGTTTTTTTGCGACTTTGCAACAGATACACGCCAAGGCTTGCCTCAATAAGATCAGCAGTGGTTGGCAGGGGGTGCCCGCCTGTAGTAACCCCATCGTGGATAACGATTGTATTTTTAGTTGTGTCTATTGTAACTTCTGCAAGTGCGCCAGTATAAGCGTTATTCTGCAGCGTTGTGCCTTTACGTGGGCGTAGCTTTCTAGCCATTACTTATTCCTCTTAAAATTAAAACAAGCTGGCGAAATAGCCGCCGCCAACAAGCCCTGTCGCAGTCCCACCCCCATACAGCTCGCCATACGCCTCGCCATAGCCCACTGTGCCCATGAGCACTTCCTCGAAGCTTGCGAAGCCAAGTGCTCCGGGTGTCTCATCAAACCCAAAAAACTCCTCTGGCGACTCAATATAACCAACACCAACCCCAATAGGAATTGGAAGAAGTCCTTGCTGATCTCCAAGCCCTTGTAGAATATACTTCTCAACATCTGTCAGGAGTCTATTGAAACTGATTAGCAGGTTTGCATTGCCTGTCTCTACAATATCAACGTAGTCCACATTCAAGATAGATTTGGTTGCAAGGATTAGTTCTTCTGGAGTGCCTGTGCTGCTGTTAGCAAAAATCTTTGCCTTCAAGAACAGCCTATACACTTCATCAGTCCAAGCTACGTTTCCTTCTGTTGCACTACTCTGGTCAAAGAAAATACCTGAGATTGTTTCAACATCAAGGTCTGCAAAGCCAAGAGCATCTGGGTCAGACTCAAAGCCGAAGTAGCTGCCCTCCCATGCAGCGGAAGGTAGGCTGCCTCTAGGAAGCCCTACAAGCTCCCCTATAAGGTTTAGCTGTTCTCCCCCTGCAGTATCAAGGCTTCGCTTCTGAATCAAGTCTTGGAAGACAAGCTGGAGTTGCTCCTGCCCGTAAATAAGGAGCTGGATATACTTGTCAAAAACTTCTTTGTTCTTGAACTGCTCTGTATAGCGAGGCCGAGCTTCCTCCAGATAAGGGACTACTTCAAACGGAGTGATTTCACTCATAACCGCTCCTTAGCTTACTGTTATTACAACATTAGCTGCTGTACACGCTGCTTTCTGATTGAAGCCAACAACTACATTAGAAATACCAACAGGGCTTGGGCTTGTGCCGACAGTCAAGCTGTTGACGTAGTGCCCTACAACACTGTTGATAGGCGTGTATAGTCGGCTGTAGATAAGGTCTTCACCAATAAGCAATGTGTTGATGTACTCAGCAACTGCTGCCTTAATCTGGTCAGCCCCGTCTGGGGCAAAATTGGACTGCACAGAGATATTGATGCTAACATAAATATCAAGGGCAGACGGCCTATCAAAGCTGATTGTATGGCTACTGCCTTGGCTATCGAGAACACTAATTGTCTCAGTTGTGCCATATGCCAGAATACCTGCAGGCTTGTTATTCCAGATCGCCTTTGCAATCTCAGCACTACTCCCACCAAGAACCACTGTATAGAAGCTGTGAGCTGGCACAGGGGCTGGCGTAACGATTGCTACATCAAGGTCATTCTCAACAAGGATTACAGATTCAACCCCGTCAATTGCGTAGATGGCCGAGTACAAGCTTTCTGTGAGGTTAGCTCCGTCTCCAAACTTAGCAATTTTGTAACGAGCACGAAGCTCACTGTCTGTCTCTCTATCTGTCCCACTGATACCAGAGACAGGATTAGTAACGCTATCCCAACCAAGGACAGGAACAGCAATACGTGTCACACTGTTTGCTGGAATATCTACCGTGCCTGTGTCATCACAAGAAACAGTGTTGGTCTTCGTCACCTTACCAATGTTCAGGTTAGCTGTTATCTGCATATTTACTTTAGAAGTGTATGCAAGTGTAGAAACAACCAATGTGCTATTAACAGCAGTGGCTGTCAAGGCAGTGGCATGGTTTGTATTAATTTCAGCAGCGATTGCAGCTAAAATGCTCGCAGTTGTAGCCCCAACACCACTTGTGATAGTGACAGGGATAAGTCCTTCAGCGAGGGTATCAGGTGTCTTCTGGTAGCTGATGGTGTACGCTGTGCTATCAGCCACCGTGAGGATGGACAATGTGGCAGAGGTAACTGCAGTGCCATCTAGGACAGTTGTAGAGAGTAAGCTGTGAAACTTGCCAGTACGAACGTCTGTAACCTTGCTTCCACTATCAATCGTGGTTCCAACGCTTCCAGAGAGCAGGACAGGGGTGATTGTGCTGCTTGCAGGGGCTCTGGCAACGCCGCCAAGAGCCGTTAGGTTATCAAGAGCCACCCCTGTAGCGGCATTGATGTTAAACGCGTCGTAGACCTGCTGTGAGGACTCGTAGGCATCTGCCAGAGAGGGGCTGATAATCCCGATCATACGTCCAAGCGCCGAGTTATCCTCTACATTGACAACCTCACCTTCTGGCACTAGGTCTTGGAAGAGCTCAACAGCCTTGGTCTTTAGGTTTTCAATAATCTCTACCAGACGAGGGTAGGTGTATCCTTGGTCAGTCAATGGCATTGTTACACCTCAATTACAATCTGGTCTGTTGTTCCACCAGCCACGCGCACACGGAAGGACAACTCATACTCTCTTGCTCCACTCAAGGTAGAGCTAAACTCTGTGATTTCCAGCACATCTGGTTCTTCCAGTATAAGGGTCTGGAATATCACATCAATGTCTTGCTTGCGTACACCCTTACGGAGGATACGCTCGTAGTAAGGGACTCCAGTTTCTATATTCAGAAACCACTCCCCAAGATAAGTCTGGAGCTTAATGCGAAGCCTTTGGGCCACATCAAGTCTTTGCTCATCTGTCACAGGAGGAATGTCTGCATTCGTGTAGACCACATCTCCTGTCTCGTTGCTAACTAGTATATCCATCAGCAAGAACCTCAGATAAAATTAAATTGAAACAGGCCCAGAGAACCCTGTGCCTGTAGTAACACCAGAGTGTGTATGCCCAATATATGGCATACCATTGATGGTGAGAACCCCTGTAATGTCTATACCAATAGGCGTGACATTCAATATAGCTGCTCCCATCTGTGTCTTCACCCCTACCTCTGAAAGCTCGACAGTGTTCTCAAGAGGAGTCCCAATGTTTGATGTAAGGGAGAGAGCATCTGGGTTGAATGGCAGCACACGCTTTAGATTAGGGTGCATCTCGAAAGGAAAGATTCCGGGGATTGCTATAGCATCACGCTTATCAAACATACGGAAGTCTGTAGGAGCAGCAGGAGTACCATCTCCAGCTTTGAAAGCATCAAGCCCTCTCATACTGAAGACACAGAGAACAATGTCTTCTTCCTTTACAGGAATATGCACAACAGAGGTTCCACTAGCCGGAGCTTGAAGAGGGACAGAGAGAATAGTGGGCCTGACATAAGACTGGTCTGTATCATCTGTCAGGTTGATGAGTGGTTGTACGTCTACTATCCCAGCCTTCACATCAACAACTCTAATAACCCTGCAAGGTATTGCTGTGTAGACTGGGAAGAAAGCCCCATTCACAAAATCTCTCAGAGAGGAAACAAAATCACTCTTCATTGATATGCCCCTATACGATCACACCGCAAATCCATGTCCCATGTGCTTCCAAAGAAAGACCCTTTGTAGGAAGCCTCTCTCACAACGTAAAAGTCATTAGGGACTTCATCAACCTGTGCTTCTGGCCTTCTTAACTCAATAACGCTACCGGGGACAACTGCTGGGTTCAGGAGAGCTTTAATGGAAATACCCTCTACCCTTACTTTCCTCTTTTTCTTCTCTCCTGCAATTTTTCTACTTCCCTCTCCCCACTCCTCTGCTGAAGGAATCTCCCTGAGTCCGGTATCTTCGTTGAAGACAAACGCCTTCGTCTTGTCATAGAAGAGGTGCTGCCCTTTATCTCGAATACTAAGTGTCCCACGCTCTACTGTATAATCTAGGCGGTAGGAGGCTGCAATCTCATCTAGAATCTGCTTTGGGGTTCCCTCAATTGGATAACCGTACAAGACCTTAGTCTTTAATGCTTTACCCTCGAAGACTCCTTTTTTGAGCCCAGACTTTTCCATAAGATGCACAATAACATCTTCTATTGTCTTTCCTGCTGGAATCGTTGACACAATCGAGGCGCTATTCATTATAGCATGGGAGTCACTAAGCGTTAACTCCGTAACCCTGTCAGCCCCTTGCATTACTGTCTTTACAAGTAGTGCGTTTCCAAGGCAAAGTTCAGCCATATTGTTAGCGCCTTTGTAGCCAACAAGAAGCCTAACACTACAATGGAAATCGCTTAAAGCAGAAGTCTGCTCCACAGTGAGATTAAAAATCCTAATCTTACTTACACTAGGGGACTGCTGATTCGACAACACCTTGTTTACATCAAACTCAATCTGCAGGTCTTTAACAAGGATTCCCTTTTGCTGTGGAGGTTTTGCTAGAAGCCCCCATGCTTCTGGGGCTGTTGGTGTGTCATACCACCCAAGGTAGAGGGCATAGTCCCTGTCAAACTGCAGAATAGCCACAATGTCTCCTCAAATTACGATATAGAAAAAAGCATATTTCTCAGCAATAGCGGCGGGTGATACTTCCTCAAAGACTGTATTGCTACTAAACGGTGCAAGGTAAAAGTACCCAACAGGCGCATCAGGGTATCCTGCGTTAGCATACGTGTCGGTGTCAGGAAGCAACGGAAGGCCAAGGGCAATGTCTTCACCAAGGGCATTGATTACATCGAAGTGGTATATCTGTGTCCTTGCGTTGACATAGAAACGAAGTGAGTAGCTCTTCTCATCAAGGATTACATCTGTTGTGTAGGCAGCATCGGGGAAAAGCTTAATCACTGTAACAACTGACATAGTTAAGCTCCCGGTGTACCATTCACAATATTAAGTAGATGTGTGTTCTTCTTGGCTGGTGGGCCAAGCAAAGACTCTTCATCCCCTGCTGTACTTGGAGAAGAAGCTGTACCACGAGCTCCTGCTGCAGCGGCCTGCTGCACTACGCGCCAGTCTTTGACGTTAACTAAGGGGGACTGTGTAGTGAGAAGGGTTACACGCCTAATCTCTTCAAACTGGACACTCACTGTTATAGAGTCTCCATCATCAGGGCTTGTATTGTTCTGAATACTTGTAATAACCAAGTTAGGGATTTCAGTAATAAGCCTATACTTGTCGTTTATCTCTACGAGAGTAATGTCTTCTTTACTCTGCCATAGCTGCATTAGTGTTGAAAGCTTTTCTTCTGCTGTTACCTGTGGCTCTACATCAAAAACTGCTTTTGGAGTAGAGAGGGGGATAAAAGACGCAAGACCTTCTGGGATAAGCTTTTGTAGACTAGACTGTGTGTTGTAATCTACCGTGACAGGGGTAACAAGTGTTGGTGTAAAAGATGCGCCATCTTGTGTGGAAACATCCTTTACAAACCCATTGCCAACATACACACCTGTGAGAGAAACTTGCTTATTTTGATTGGCGATATGGTCAGAGATATTACCACCAGACTGAACTGGAAAGGAAGTAGCAGAACGAGAATTGCTCTCGTTCATGCTCACGACAATATCAAACCAAAGAAATTCATCATTCTCGGTTTTTAATGCTATCATCTCTTCCTCCCAGACACATCGGCTACCTCTGAAGCTATTCCGCTTAGGTTATCAGTCATTACATAGTTTCGTTCAATTATGATACTTGGCGCTGCCCCTTTCGCGTAGACTGACGGCATTGCTGCCTGTTGTATAGCAGCTAGGCGGGCTCTCCCCATCTCCTGTTTCATGGCATCGCCGGGAACGTAGTCTGGAAGCCCCTCTCCACCACCATCCCAGACCCAGTGGCCAGTTGCTCTTACAAAGGCTGCTGGGTGTGAGACTAGCGAGGTGAGAATACCTTGGCCTTTATACTTTGAGGTGTGCTCGCCGTATCTATCACCGAATGATTTTTTATTAGGGTTAGGCACCATTCCAGCTGGAGCTTTGTCTGGGTCTGCTCCAATAAGGCCGGTGTCACGCGCAATCTGCCGCACCCACCCTGCCGCCTCCGCAACCCTCGTAACCCACCTGTCAAAAGCCTGAAACATTGGGGTTAAGCTGTCAGAAAAATCCTCCCAAGCCCCAAACATCTGACCAAAGAGAGAATTTTTCCCCTCACTTCCTTTTGTCCATTCGTTTATGTCATCAAGAACAAGGAGCAAACCGTAGAGAAATAAACCAAGGCCCGTCTTCTTCCACCCAAATTTATTCACTGCGGCATATAAAAGTCCAAGCCCAATAATAGCATTACCAATCGAGTCTGGGAGAATATCAAAGATCATCACCCACCCCTTGACAGCTTTTAACAGTAATTCAAAGGCAGAGACAATATCTAGAACATATGGGCGAAGTTTTGGCAGCAGTTCTGCAAGGAGCTGGAACACTCCTACAAGTACCTTATCCAGTCCACTTTTCATCAGAGATGTTGAAAAGTCTGTCCAAGCATTTCTTAAATCATTCTGAGCAGCTATTGATGTTTTCTTATACCTTTCAAGGGCTCCCCCTTGCTGGGCTTGTGCTTTCAGTATATCTCCAAAATTAGCAAGCTCATCAGAAGTGACCTGACCCAACTCCATCATCTTGTACATCTCTGGAACACTTTTTCCAAGAGATTTAGCAAAGGCTTGTACAGCACCGGGCAAGGCTTCCGCCAACTGCCCCTTCAATTCTTCGGACATGACTTTGCCTTTAGACAACATCTGTGTCAAAGCAGTCATACCACGCTTCATTTTTTCAGAGTCAATCTGAAGAGCAGCCCCGTATAGGGAAGCACCTTCAAAGACCTTCCTACTCCCTGCCCCCTGCATTCCACTACCCTGTGCAGCGGCCAGAATGCCTTTATAGCTCTCTGCTTGAGCCCCATAGTCAAGGCTCCACTCTTTGGAGAACTTCTTGACGTACTCCATCTCAGCACGGCCTTTCGCTTCACTGCCTGTGATAGCAGCCATGGCGTTTTCATTGCCGATAATACCTCTACCAGTATTAACAACATTCATTAGCGTATAGGCACCGCCAATACCGGGCAGCAAGCCTCTTGCAAAACCGCCAATGCCGCCCATGCCTCCGAAAATACCTCCGTTACCACGAGGACTATTAGCGGGGGAACTGCCCCCTCCAGACCTTGGTGGGTTAGGGATAGTTGGAAGCCGCCTTGGAGCAGCACCAGAGACTTCACGAAGAGCTCCTGCGAGAGCTCTCATCTGCTGCGTATACACTGTGATAGCTGGGATACCAGACTTTAGTTTAGCTGTTACTTCGGCAATGCCTGCAGCGGCTTTGCCACTGTCTTTTGCAGTCGTTCTTAATGCTGTTGTGAGGCTTCCTGTTCCTACACTCTTGAAGCCTTTTACAATGTTATTAAGCCGTTTCTCTACCCCAGCAAGGGAAGACTCAAGACGCTTGAGGCTGGCATTGTCTACTTTAAACCCTACAGCAGCGAAAAGGCTGGCAATTTGCTCTGATTTTCTAGCCACTTATTTCACCTTTTTTATTGGGATGCTTTTCTGGCCCTATCTTCTTCTTTATAATGTTCTTCTTTTACAAGCGTGTGCACTTCAATTATTTCAATGAAGTCATCCAAGTCTTCACAAGAATAGATAGTTTGCAATTCTGCAAGGGAGGCTAGTTTTAACTCATGTGTGAGAACCCTGTATACCTCCCACTCCTGCGTAAACTCTTTACCAAGGCGTTGAAACTCTTTGTTGCTAGATATGCGAGAGGAACTTTCATCCCTCTCACCGCCTTTTACTCCCCTTGCATACCTAGCGCGGAGAAAAGGCTACCCCAGTTAAGATTAACCACTTCTTGTGCAAGCTTAATCAGCAGGCCATAGTTTGCCATGAACTCCATTTCAAAGTTCAGTTCTGCCTTGTTCTTTGTCACACCAGCCATAAGTTGCTTCATTAGTTCATCTACAGCAACGTCATCCATACTGTCTAGGAGGGCTGCAATAGCAAGAGAGGCAGCTCCTTCTTCGTCCTTGGCCTCGGAGAGTGCCTTAAAAGATGGGCCAATTAGCTTTGCAAGTGTTTTGAAGATACGGATACCTTTTGTTGCAACAAATGCCTGAATTTCATATTCTGTTCCGTCAAATTCAACGGTCTTACGTGTAATCGCCATTTTATACCTCAGAGTTAAAATAAATCAAAATAAATCAAGTGCGGGTTTATAGTTGCCGCCAACTACTATTTGGTCTGTTGGGATAGAGAGACAATTAAGAGTCCACACTCTAGTCCCCGCGACCATAGAAAAATCAAGAGCTGGAAAACCATCTAGATAGGCGTTATCTGTGAAAAACAAAGAACTCCCACTCTCATCTTTTATAACTGCTGTCAAACGACCAGTGCCCCAAGTAATGTCCTGTTGCACAATATCAGAAAAAAGATCATTGGTTGGACTGGTTTGCAGTAGCGTAATAACTAGCTTACCAGTTGTGTGGGTGTCTCGTACCCTGACAGCCTGCCCCCTGATACCTTTAAGAGTTCTAAAAGAAGGGCTGTCAAGTGACACAGATACGCCAACATGCCCCTGCACTTTGTATCCAGAGATTTCAATGTAGACTTTAGAAGGAATGTATGTAAACAATGCCATCAAATACCTCCTAGAAGGCTGCTAACGCCGGGCAGAAGGCCAAGGGCTGTGTCAAGAAGGCTTGCATCACCAGAGCCACCAACAATCAAAATACCTTCTGTGCAACGTAGGCTCCAGACACGAGTCTCCATGTCTTTTGAGTAGCTAACCGTTGGTTGATTCTCAACCCAAGCGTTAGGAGAGAAGAACGTAGTGCTTCCCTCTTTGTCACGAATAAATAGTGGGACTTTCCCAGCTTGTGTTGCTAAGTCTAGCGCATGAAGACTGTTTAGCAAGTTATTACTCTTGCTTGTCTGTGCGAGTGTAATCTTTACAGTGTAGGTTGCATCGTAAACAAATGTTCGACTGACTTGCCCATCCATGCCAACCTGAGACTGGTACGGGGCAACCTCTTTGTTTATCTCAACAAATGTGCCGTCAGCTAGTCCTTCAATATCAAACAAGCCTGCAATTGAGATGCTTACTTGGGATGGGATGTAAGTTAAAAGAGTCATAAGCAAGAGCCTCCAGTACAAGCCAAAGAAAAAGGGAGAGGAGAGAATCCCCTCACTCCCCCTTCCAGTCCTACAGGGCTTACTGCCAAAGCAATTGCTTTAGTTATTGCCACTGAGGAGCTACAGTCACACCAAGAGCAGCAAGAGCTGCTAAAGTGCCTGCACTAATTTTACTATTACCACCAAGGTTAACATCAGAGGCTGGTGCATGGATTACCCACTCACGAGTCTGCAT